GCTTAAACTCGGAATTGATAGAGAATGCTTGGAAGATATTAGAGAAAAGTTACGTAGAGAAAAACCTAAGAGACGCGCTCAAAGAAAATGTCCGATTTTGCGCTATGCCAATCAGGATGATAGTGACCAATCTTATGAATACTTGATTAAGATGTTTGATTCCCTGTGTTTGGCTGGATGTGAAGTGTGTGATAGCGTAGAATTAGACAAAATAGATTTGAAAGACGAAATAGAAGTTATCGAATATGCCCAAGACTTGTGGGGTCGTTATGCTCGCGATGATTGCATTTATGCACAACGAGTTTATGATTCCCAACCACAAGTACCAAAACCCCGAAATTATGCCCAACGTGTTTACGAACGCCAACCTGCACCTGTTAAACAACGATCTTTTGCTCAAAGAAGATCGGCTCAAAGTTTCTTCGAAAGAGGATACGTAGAGTGTAAGACAGAAATGCATATTGGTGCTCGTAAATACGCACAACGTGATAGAGTACAGATTGAACAGACAACACAAGTTTTATTACATAATTCAGTTTGGGTACAAGCAGTGGACAAGACTGGAGCGTGTAGTAGAAGTAATGGAGTGTTCCTTGTTGGACGCACCATGATTACTACCGCACATACCGTTTTGAACCCACCACACAAGTACCCTATCGAATACATTGTGATTCGTAACCCATATTCAGTTGAAGCCGCTATTAAAGTACCTATTGATCAGTGCCAGATCTCTCAGACCTTCCAAATGGATGGTATGCCTGTAGATCTGGCTCTGGTTTCTTTTCCTCCCGTAGTACCTAATAGACCAAAGATTTTATCTAAATTTATTGATGCAAAGAATATTGATTTGTTGAAAGAAGGTGATTTAACCTTTTCCGGTTTTTATGAAATCGGTGGCAAGACTATAGTTCAAGAGAAATACCCATCTTCTTTTACTGTGTCTACCAAAACAACTCAATATTATTTGCATAAGACTAATGAATGCCCTAAGAATCCCAATGCATGTGTTTGCCCCATTAAAATTGGAAATCATATTGATTATGATTTAGAAACGATAAGTGGAATGTGTGGAGCTCTTTTGTCAATTTCGAATAGATTGATACACACGAAACTTATTGGTTTCCATGTTGCTGGTGGTACCGGCGTATTAGCTTTAGGAGCTCTAACAACCCGACAATTCTTGGAGGAAGCGTTACAAGCTCATGTTGAGAAATTTGGTATTCCGAAATCTTATTTAATAGACGGACGATTACCGTATTCTCAAGCATGGGTTGACACTTCCTGTCAAGTATCACTGTTGGATGTTGGAGACTGTTTGAATATTGGAATAGCCCCTTCCCCTAGTTATCCCTCCGAAACTCAATTAGGCCCCTCTCTTGTTTTCGATAAAATCCAAAAGCATATTGCGAAACCAGCTCATCTTAGGTCTGTACAGACCGAAGAAGGAGTTGTTGACCCTATGCTTAAAGGAATTAAGAAAATTATGGGAGGTCAAACATTTGTTGATCCCAATTTGCTTGATGCTGCAGCCAACGATGTTTTCCAAGGACTTGGAAAACCTCTAACTGGTAAAGGCATTGTTCATACCTATGAAGAAGCAATTTTGGGTGTAACAGATGATCCCTATAAACGACCAATCAATCGAACTACCTCACCTGGATACCCGTATAACTTGAATAACAAATCTAAAGGTAAAACAGCTTGGTTAGGTGATGGAGAAGACTACATTGTAGATCATCCTGAACTTAAACAAGATGTTGAAAATTTGATATTAGATTCTAAACAAGGAATAAGAGGTAATGCAATTTCAATTGCAACTCTTAAAGACGAAAAACGACCAATTGCGAAGGTTGATGCTGGAAAAACTCGTGTTTTTGAAGCATGCCCTCAACATTTGGTCATAGCAATTAGACAATATTATTTAGATTTTGCTGCTCATGTTATGCGGAAGAGGATTGATAACGGCATTGCTGTCGGAATTAATCCTTATTCTCTTGAATGGACTAAACTCGCTCACCATTTGCAATCGAAAGGAAATCAAATGATAGCTGGAGATTTCTCCAACTTTGATGGTTCTCTTTTGATGCAAATTTTAGTTAAGATTATGGAAAAGATTAATGAATGGTATGATGATGATGAGGAATCTCAAATGGTACGCGCTGCTTTATGGGAACATATTTGCAATGCGGACATCTTGGTGCGTGGGGAAGTGATTCGTAAGACTCATTCTCAACCATCAGGAAATCCTCTCACTGTCATTATCAATTCATTATTTAATGGAATAGTTATGAGAATCGCTTATTTGATTCTCAAAAAGGAACAAGGACTACCTGTTATATGTGACTATAGAAAGCATGTTGCTGAAATCATTTATGGTGATGATGATATTAAATCAGTTAGTGTAGAAATACTTGACTGGTTTAATCAACTCACTTTGACTAAAGCTCTTGCTTCCTTTGGTTTAACATATACAGACGAAACGAAAACTGGAAATATTCTCCCATGGAAGCCACTTGAAGATGTAGCTTTTCTCAAGAGAAAATTTGTTATACAACCTGATGGAACTTTTCTTGCCCCTATGGATATAGAAAATGTTCTTGAAATAACAAATTGGATCAAAGGAAAAGCACGCATCTCGGCAACCATTGAGAATTGTGAACAAGCTATTATGGAACTCGCTCTCCATCCGCAATCAGAATATGAATATTGGAGTAATCGTATTCGAGAGGAACTCGCTAATATTGGGCAAAACATTGTAGTGCCCACATATTACGAGCAGATGGAGGTATACAGATACAATCGTGATCTGTATGCTCGAACAGAATATGTTCCTCTTTATTAACTCCCAAAGAAATGTGATCTAAGACTGAAAATACAAACGGGATACTTTTCTATCTTTGCTATTTCTTTGTTTATAGAGTGTTGCTGTGCTCTGGTGATACAGCTCCCGACTTCAGGGTGAATAGTCATCTACCCCTGTCGTAATACATGACTACTAGTAACCAAACTAATTCAAGTGGTTCTGTTTCGTATGACCACGACCAAAACACGAAAGTCGATTCTACCCG